CCGGAGGGCAACCGACGCATCCCGCCGACCAGCGTGAAGTTCTGCGTTCTGCCGCCCGCCGTCCCGGTGCCGGAGGTCACGAAGCCATGAAGTTCGACATCGGAGAGCGGGTGTGGGTCCACAGCGGCAACAAGAACGCTGGCAAGCTGCTGGGTCTCATCACTGGTGCGGAGAAGGTGGACTCCCCAATCTACGGGGCGGGCTCACCCAAGACCTACGACGTGCTCATCTCCCCGGGGTTTTACGACATCCCCGTGGAGCAGTGGGGCACCTACACGGTGCCGGCGTGGTGCTTGTTTAAGGTGCAGGAGCCGTGAGTCTTCGAGGGAGCGGAGTCATCATCGACGGCGAGAGGTTCGACTTCATTGTCGAGCCTTTCGATGGCCGCCCAGGCTTGGACTGCCCTCCCAGATTCAAGTGCCCTCCTGAGAACGTCTGGCAGGAGGTGCAGAAACTGGTAAAGGCTAACGTGCCGTACTACTGGCGGCACGCCTACGACACGAACCCTGAGCACAGATGGGTCATCCAGCTTCATCCCGAAGACTACCGTCTTTGGATGGAGCAGAAGCACCAGCAGGAGACCTGACCGGTGGACATCACCCCCCGTGAAGCTGCCGAGGAGCTGGCGCGCCGAAAGCTGGCAGCGGCAGCTCACGGGGAGACCCGCAAGGCCCTGCTGGCCGAACTGTACCCCTCCCAGCGCGCCATTGTAGAGGACCCGAGCCGCAACAAGGGCATCCTCGGGACCCGGCGCTCCGGCAAGACGAATACCTGGCACCGCTACGCTCCTGCCGACGCGCTCACCGGCCCGCGCCGCATCGTCCGCGTGTGGGCGAGCACCCGGCTCCGCTGCAAGGAGCTGATGATGGTGGACCTGAAGCTGGTCTGCCAACGTCACCGCATCCCCTTCGAGCTAAACGAAACAGAACTCCGTTTTACTTTCGAGAACGGCTCCGAAATTCGTCTCGTAGGCGCTGACAAAGACAAGGACGCCCAGAAGAAGCGCGGCGACAAGACCTCTCTCGAAATCATCCTCGAAGCGCAGGGCTTCGGACCCTTCCTCCAGTCGCTGGTAGAGGACGTGGTGGAGCCCTCCCTGTTCGACCTCCGGGGCACAATTTGCATGGAGGGTACGCCCGGCATCATCCCTGCCGGCTACTGGTACGCCGTCTCGGGCCAGGAGGATGTCGCCACCCGCTGGGAGAGCCAGGGGACGATGGTCGGCAACACCCTCGTTGGCAGTGGCTGGAGCTGCCATCGACTCTCCGTCCTCTCCAACCCGTTCATCCCTCACGCGAGCGTGGAACTGGCCGCCCTGAAGGCCCGCCGGCACTGGGACGATGCGAATCCCACCTACCTCCGGGAGTGGTGCGCCAAGTGGGTGCTGGACCTGGGCGCTCTCTTCTACCGGTGGCGCGAAGGCCGGAACACCTACGACCTGAAGCAGGTGCAGCCCTGGGGCCCCGGCTGGAGCCACGTCCTGGGCTGGGACATCGGCTTCAACGACGCCATGGCCCTCGTCGTGTGGGGGTGGCACCCGAACGACGAGCACCTCTACGAAGCCTTCTCCTGGCAGGCGAGCCCCAAGAGCGACGAGGAGTTCCAGGGCCAGCCCATCTCCGAAGTCATAAACGGAAAAATCAAGGAGCTGGACGCCCGCTTCAACATCGTGGCGAAGGTTGCCGACACCGGCGGTGGTGGTCGCCTCTTCGTTGAGGAGGTGCAGTCCCGTTTCGGCCACGTTTTCCAGCCGGCCCAGAAGACCGAGAAGTACGCCCACGTCACGCTGATGAACGACGACTTCATCACGGGCCGCATCAAGACGCTGCCGGGGAGCGCCTACTCGGTGGACGTGGCCCGGCTGCCGGTAGACCAGAGCTGGGAGGCCAGCAGCGGGAGGCCACCCACCGAAGACCCGTCGATGCCGAACCACACCTGCTTCGTGGCTGGCACGAAGGTGCTGACATACCGAGGTGAAGTGCCAATTGAGCGCGTCATGGTTGGCGATTTCGTCTACACGAGAAAAGGCTGGCGTCGCGTAGTGGCTGCGTGGGCTACTGGCTTGAAGCCTGTCATCACCCGCCTGGGGCTTACTGGTACCCCAGAGCACCCCATCTTCACGCAGCGGGGATGGGTGAGGCTTGACGAAGTACGCACTACTGATGTAGTCTTGTGTGCATGGACAACCCGAGAGTCGTCGTATGGGATGGAAAGCTCTGGTACCGGTACCCTGAGTCCGAGCGCCGCTCCGACCGCGTGTACTTCAAGCGCACAGGGCCGCGAGGTCGCCCCATCTGGCTTCATCGAGCCATCTGGGAAATGTATCGAGGTAGCATCCCGAAGAAGCACCACGTTCACCACAAAGACGAAAACCCTTTCAATAACGCTATTGAGAACCTTGAGTGCATTCCTGGGAGCGAGCACCTTTCCAGGCATGGGAAAGAACGCTGGGCCGACGACCCAGAGGGGCAGCGGCGGGGCCTTGAGGCAGCTCGGAAGGTGGCTCCTGAGTGGCATCGGTCCGAAGAAGGTCGAGCCTGGCATCGAGAGCACGGGGCCCGCGTCATGGCCGCTCGACCCGAACACGACTGTACCTGCTCGGTATGTGGGAAAGCCTTCCGAAGCAAGGATTCGAAGGCTTCTGTCTGCGGGGGCCGTTGCCATGCTCGAAAGCGGCGAGCTAGTGGGCTTGACGACGAGGCTCGTCGCTGCTGTTTCTGCCGACAGGAGTTCATCGTCAACAAGTACAGCAAGCAGCGAGTCTGCTCCCGGGAGTGTTCAAACGGTCTACGCGCTCAGCGTCGATGACCAGCACGAATACTTCGCCAACGGCATCCTCGTCTCCAACTGCGACGCGGGGCTCTACTCCTGGCGCTACGCCTACAACTACTTGTCCGTTGCTGCTGAAAAGCCTAAGACCCCGGAAGAGGAAGTCGACGCGGCGTTCCTTGAGAAGCTTCAGAAGGAGAAGGACAACCCTTGGTGGGAGACTGAGTATGAGCCAGATGACGACAGTGGACTTGCAGGCGATTATTGACACCTGCCGAAAGAACGGCATCGCTCACCTGAAGATGGGTGACCTGGAGCTGACCTTCGGGGGGTACGAGGAGCCGGAACCAGAGGCTCCCAAGCCCGTCAACCGAGACGTGAAGCCCGGCGCTGATGGCCTCACCGCCGCTGAGCAAGAGGAACTCTACGGCCGCCCGATTGACGCGAGCAACTGACCATGGCCGAATACTCTGATTACAGAAGCATCAAGGAGTACAAGTCCAGCTCCGAGGCCCAGAAGGACCGCGAGCGCATCCCGCTCGATGCCGTCCACTGGTGGTCAGAGCAGGAGCCCGAGGTGCGGGCCCGCCTCTTCATCTCCCACTGCCAGGGCCTGAAGGCGGACTCCACCCGGCGCGAGGCTGCCAACGTGCGGCACGCCCGGCTCTACGAGAACGTCGAGGTCAACTCCCTGACGGGCGTGGACTACGCGACCGCCACCGTCCGGCAGGCCATCCTCGGGACCGGCGTCGTCACCCTGAACGTGGTGGCCGCCTGCGAGGACACCCTGGCGGCGAAAATCGCCAAGAACAAGCCCCGGCCGATGTTCCTGACCTCGGGCGCGTCGTGGAAGAAGCAGATGCAGGCCCGCCGGCTCGACAAGTGGAACCGGGGCCTTTTCTACAAGCTCAAGGTGTACGAAGAGGCGAAGTCGGTCTGGTACGACGCCATGACTTTCGGCACCGGCTTCTACTTCCTCACTGCCGACCCGGACAACCCCGGGAAGCTCTGGGGCGAGCGGGTGCTGCCGTCCGAGATGTTCGTGGACGACTCCGATGGCAAGTACGGCACGCCTCGGCAGATTGTCCGCCGCCGCATCGTGCCGCGCGAAGTCGCGGTGGCGACCTGGCCCGAGCACGCGGACCACATCTACGCCGCGAAACCGCCTGCTGACGAGCAGCTCTCCAACCAGGCCCGCTCTCCCATGGTTGAAGTGTTTGATGGGTGGCACCTGCCCAGCCGCCAGGGTGCCGACGACGGTTGCCACATCGTCGCCATCCAGGGTTGCCAGCTCTCCTACGAGCCGTGGGTCATCGACCAGTTCCCGTTCTGCACCCTCCGCTTCAAGAAGCGCATCGTTGGCTTCTGGGGCAAGGGCGTGGCCGAGACGCTGACCGGCATCCAGGTCGAGCTGAACCGGCTCACGCAGAGCATCGCGAAGCAGCTTCGTCGGAAGGGCCGGGGCCGCATCTTCCTGGAGTACGGCTCGAAGGTGGACCCCAACCACCTCACCAACGACGTGGGCGACATCGTGTACTTCCGGGGCAAGCCGCCCATCGTGGACAACCAGAACGCGGTCGCCCCCGAGGAATTCCAACAGGTGGACCGCCTCTACCAGCGCGCCTTCCAGGAGGTGGGCGTCTCGGAGCTGTCGGCCAGCGCCAAGAAGCCCAGCGGGCTCGATGCTGCCGTCGCGCTCCGGGAGTACAGCGACATCGAGAGCGAGCGCTTCGCTCTCTCGCACCAGGGATGGGAAAACTTCTTCATTGAAGTTACCACTCTCGCCATCAAGCTCATCACCAAGCAGTACAAGTGGGGCAGCTACAAGGTTCCCGCTCCGGGCCGTCGCAACTTCGTGGAGGTGGACTGGAAGGACATCAACCTCGAAGCCGACGACTTCATGATGCAGCTCTGGCCGGTGAGCGGCCTGCCGCAGACCCCGGCCGCGAAGTACGAGCGGGTCATGGAGATGCTGAACGACCAGATGGTTTCCAAGCCCATCGCGCAGCGGCTGCTGGACTTCCCGGACATCGAGACCGAGGAGAACCTCGCCAACGCGGCGCTGGATGACGCGGACGCCACCATCTCCGCAATCCTTGACGAAGAGGAGCCCAAATACGAGACGCTTCAGGTCTACCAGAACATCCAGCTCATTTTGGAGCGGGCCACCGCCTGGTACCTGTACGCACGTCATTTCCCCGACATCGAGGAGAAGCGACTCAAGCTCCTGCGGCAGCTCATCGACGACGCCTCTTCGATGGTCGCCGCCCTCACTCAGCCGCCCCCCGGGGCCCCTGGCATGGCGCCCGAGGCGACGGGGGTTGCCGGAGCGCCCCAGCCTCCGGGGGGCGGCGCTTCCATCATCAACACCAACAACCAGATGGCTCCAGGCCCTGTTCCAGCTGTCCCACCCGTCATTGCGTAAGGCTTTCCGATGCCCCCTGACAACGCCGCTGCTCTCAACGTGGACACCCTCCGTGCCGACGCCCTCAAGGCATTTGACAATCCCGAGGAGCCCTCTGGGGCTCCTAACAGTGCCCCGACCAACGTTCCAGCCGTCGCTGCCGCTTCTGCTCCTGCTGCCCCCAATGCTGCCGTGCCTGCTCCGGCGCAGCCGCCGGCTCCGAAGGACCCCTTCCAGGCCAGCTTCGAGAAGCTGGCCACGCAGCAGGCGGCCTTCAGGAAGCAGCAGGAGCAACTGAAGCCGTACATGGCGGTTATGGAGAAGCTGCCTCCGACCGCGCTGACGGCTCTCCAGCGCGCGGTCGAGCAGGGGGACCCGCTCGGGGTGCTGGCCGCGACTGGTTTCTCGTACCAAGACGTGGCCTCGCGGCTGGTGCAGGGGGTGCAGGGCAAGCCCCCCGAGAAGGGCCAGCCGGCGCAGCCCCAGGTCCAGCTCCCGCCCGACGTGCAGGCGAAGCTGGAGCGTTTCGAGGCCATGGAGCGGCAGTGGCAGGCCCAGCAGATGGAGTCGCAGCGCCGGGCCATCATCGAGAGCGCGCAGGGAGCCCTCAAGGGCGAGTCCTTCAAGCGGCTGGAGGCCCTCGGCCGCCACTCGGAGGTGCTGGCCGTCATCGAGGACTACCACCGCCGCACCGGGGAGATGCCCGGGGCGACGTACCAGGAGAGCCTGGAGGCTGCCGGGCGCGTGGTCGAGGAGCGCTTGGCGCGGGAAGAGGCTGCCTGGGCGAAGCTCTTGACACCGGCCGCCCAGCCTGCAAAGGTTGAGCCACAGCAGCCGGCGAATGGTGTGCCGCCGGGTCAGCCAGAGGCGAGTGTGGCGAAGACGTTGACGAATCGGGCGACAGCCCCAACGGCCGTCGCGCCAGTTGCCTCACTCGACCCCGATGAGCTTCGCAAGTCGCTCATCAATGACCCGACCTGGCAGCCGTAGCCCCGGACTCCGGTGTGCTACCTGCCGAAATGAAAGGTAGCACACCATGTCCGTTTCCGTTTCCAGTATCGCCTACGCGCTGAAGCGGCTGTACCCGCAGCGGCGCATCGAGAACCTCGTCTACCAGGACAACCCCTTCTACGCGATGGTGCCCAAGGAGGGGGGCTTCGAGGGCGCGGTGGTCGCGCTCGCCGTCCGGTACTCGGACACCCAGGGCCGGAGCGCTGACTTCGCCACCGCCCAGGCTCGTGGGCAGGCGACCAACAACTCCGGTGTCCAGTTCCTCATCTCCCGCGTGAAGGACTACCAGCTCTACACGATGGAGACCGAGGCCATCCTCGCCGGCAAGAGCGACCGTGGCGCGCTCGTCACCACCCTCGACACCGAAGTCGGCTCCGCGCTGAACAACATCGGTCGCAGCCAGAGCATCCAGCTCTACCGCGACGGTGCCCGCGAAATCGGGCAGCTCGGCGTCATCTCCGGCGCCGGCCCGTTCACCTGGACCCTCACCAACATCAACGACATCACCAACTTCGAGGTCGGTCAGTTCATCGTGGTCTCGACCGGCTCGACCAAGACCGCCGCTCTGCGCGGTGGTACCGGTGTCGCCATCACCGGCGTTGACCGTGACGCTGGTACCTTCACCACCGCGACCAACCCCGACGCTGCGGTTGCGAACGACTGGATTTTCATGAAGGGTGACCGCATCGCCGGCTCCATCGCTGTCGCTACCACCTGGCTCGGCATCTCGGGCCTGGAGGCGTGGAACCCCGCGACCGCCCCCACTGCCGGCGATTCGTTCTGGTCCGTGGACCGCTCGCCCGACGCCTCGCGTCTGGCCGGTCTCCGCATCGACGTGTCGAGCTACAACCCCGAGGAGGGCTTCGTCATCGCCCTCAACCGGCTCGCTCGTGAGGGCGTGAGCCCGAGCAACATGTTCATGAACTTCGCGGACAGCCGGAACGTCCAGCTCGCGCTGGGTTCGAAGGCCGAGACCGTGTACCAGCAGGTGGGCGACATCGGCTTCTCCACCATCCGCACCCGTGGGCCGAAGGGCGACGTCACCATCACCCCCGACCAGAACGCGCCGAGCGGCGTGGGCCGGCTGCTGACCCTGAGCACCTGGAAGCTGCGGTACCTGGGCGACCTCATCAACGTGCTCGACATGGACGGGAGCCGCCTGCTGCGTGAGTCGGCGGCCGACCGGTTCGAGGGCCGTATGGCGTTCTACGGGAACCTGACCTGCAACGCCCCCGGCAAGAACGCCCGCGTCGTGATGCCCACCTAAGAAGTCCCCTCGGCGGGGGCGCCAGTCCGGGCCCCCTCCACTGAAAGGAAAACGAAATGGGTGCTCGTACTCTCACTGAGCAGAACTACAACAGCCTGCGCAACCGCGTGAATCTCGTCGCGCAGTGCATCGGCGCTGCTGCCGCCAACCCGACCGGCCTCAAGTCGGGCGGGCTCATCACCAGCATCGTCCGCAACAGCGCTGGCAACTACACCATCACGCTGGTGGACAAGTGGGCTGCGCTGCTCGGCTTTCAGGCGTGCGTCCTGGATTCCGCCAACGCCCTCCACTACGAAATCAACCTCGTCTCGGAGACCGTCTCTTCCACCAAGACCATCGTCATGCAGGTCTGGGGCGCCGCGACCGCGACCGCCTCTGCCAAGGTGGACCTGCCCGTCACCGCGACCCTGAAGCTCGACATCACCCTCACCAACACCCAGCAGAAGCCGGCCTTCTTCTAAGGAGAGGACTCCATGGGTTCCGTCACGCTGGCTCAGCTCAAGACCCGGGCCCGAAGCAGGGCGAACATGCCGGTGGCAGGTTTCGTGACGGATGCGGAGTTGCTGGATTGGGTCAACGAAGGGCTTTCCATCATCCACGGGAAGCTCGTCAGCGCCTACGGTGAGAAGTACGTCGAGTCGCAGAGCGTGCTCACGACCGTCAGCGGGCAGAGTGACTACACCCTGCCCGCTGACTTCTTCAAGCTGTGGGGCATCGACCTCCCCATCGCTGGTCGGACTCGCACCCTGCGGCCGTACACCTACAACGAGAGAAACATCTACAAGGACGCGCGCTTCTCGAACGTGGCGCCGCCTCGCTACACCATCGTCGGGACCGCCCCCACCGCCATCCTGCGGCTGCTGCCGACGCCGCCCTCTGCGGTCGGGACCATCTTCTACGCGCCGGAGTTCACCAAGCTCGCGCTCGACGCGGACACCTGGATTACCATCAACGGCTGGGAGAAGTACGTGGTGGCCTACGCGGCCCAGCAGATGCTCATGAAGGAGGAGAGTGACATCAGGGAGCTGACCCAGAAGCTCGACGCCTGGGATGCTGAGCTTGACGAGCTGGCCGAGAACCGCGACGCGGCCTTCCCGCGTTCGACGGTGGACGTGGAAGCCCTGGTCGCGTGGGATGAGCACGGCTGGCCCTGATGCTGCCCCAAGTCCCCAGAGTGAAGGTGGAGGACACGAACCTCGCTCGGTTCTTTGATGCCGTTTACAATTTCGCTCGGGAGGTGGGCGACCTGCTTCGTCCGTACGAGACGCCGGAGGGGTGGAAGACCCTTCCGTTGCTGGGCGACTGGAAGCCCTTTCCTGGGGTCGGGTACGTGCAGCCGCAGTACCGGATGCTGTCTGATGGACGCACCGTAAGGGTGCGAGGCCCGGTCTACGGTACCACGGCGCAGGTGGCCGCTTTTCCGCTCGGGTACCGACCCAAGGCCATCGAGTCCAGAGTCACTGCCGGAAACTCCGCAATTGCGGTGATGGACATCTCGACTCTGGGCGTGGTGACGGTGACTTCCGGCTCTGGCACCATTTACCTCCTTCTCAATTTTGAATTCGAGGTGACGTGATGGCGGTCCCGAAGCAAGTCATCCCGTACCCGATGACCAAGGGCCAGGACCTTGGTGTGGACAAGCTGCTGGCCTCCGGCCTGCTTCAGACAGATGACGTGGTGTTCGATGACTCGAACACGGTCAAGCAGCGCGGTGGGGTGAACTTCGGGGTTGGGCTTGGAGCAAACATCCGGCGCATGTTTACTGTCAACGGCACTCCCTTTGCGGAGTCCGTTGTTGGCGACATGACTGCTCTGGAAGCAGGAATCGCTCGGGCGGCCCTTGCGCCCGCACCATCTTTCGCTAGCGGCGCTTTCGCTACCGCAGACGGAAAGTACATGCGGGCCTCCGGGCTCTCCAAGCGCATCCAGTCGGTCTCCAGGTCCAATACCCTTCCGCAGCAGGGGTTTGATGTAAACGCCTCTGGAGCCTTTTACGCGGTTGGCTGGGAAATCTACGACCCTACCGGCAGCTTCCGTCAAGGTGTCCGATTTTCGATTCGTAGCACAGCAACCGACGTGGAAGTCGGGGGCTTCTCGCTCGTCTCGACGCAGTACCGCTACACGCTGCCCCGCATCATGGTGAACTCCAATGGGCAGTTCGTCTTCGTGTACTCGAAGCAGGACCCCGTTGCGACTCCGACCACGCAGAGCATCTACGCGCAAGTCTACTCCGCTGCTGGCGTCGTGTCTGTTGCGGAAACGCTCATCCTCGCCACCACCGAGGCGAACGGCCACTTCGATGTCTCGATGTGCTCTGATGGGACCCGCTTCGCGGTCGTGGCCTTCCCTCACGCCGCCGCGAGTATCGTCTCCGCGCAGATTCACGCCTCGTTGCTGACCACGCTTGTTGCTCACCCGGCCGGTGTCACGACTGGTACGCCCTACATCGTGGGCGCTTTCATCTCTGTCAACGCAGGTGTCTACACCACGCAGTATTGCTACTCGGTGAGAACGAACGTCTGTCGTGGCCGCTCGGTCCCGTCCTCGACCAACGTGCTGAGCGGAGAGGCTACCATCTACACGGCCCCGGCCTCGCGCACCACGGGGCGCATGGTCATCGGTGACTGGGGAGATGGCGTCACCCTTCTCGTTGACAGTTACGAGCTGTCCACTTCGGTGCAGGCCGCGATTGCGGTGGTCGCCACCACCGCGACCTGGGGCTCGCTGCTCTCCACGGTGGTCTATGCGAACGCCCTGCTTGGTGGACGCATCGCCACGTACAGCGGCCGAGGCTACGTCCTCACTCTCTCCGGCACCGTCAGCAGCTACACCTTCCGAAACACGGCACGCTCCGCGCTGCTGTTGGACATCACCGGGGCCCGCGCTGCCGCTGTGAACTCCCTCCCCTACTACGTTTCGCACACCGTCGCCCGGCTCGACCAGTACGCAACGTGTCGGGTAGCGATGGACTTCGCCAACGTCGGTGGCATCAGCTCGACCTGGGTCTCCGGCAACAAGCTCTACGTCAGCTACCTGAAGTTCGAGACCGACCAGCTCATCGCCGGTACCTCCAGCGACACCAGCCTCGCCATCTCCAAGGCTGAAATCGACTTCGATTCCCAGCTCGGTTTCGTGGAGTACAACGGTATCACGGTCCTGGCCGGCGCCTGCCCTCTCGACTGCGACGGGCAGAACGTCTACGAGGATGGGTTTCACGCCCCTCCTGAAATCAACTTCGTGAGCTGGGGTGTCGGGCCCGGCACCGTCCCCGGGATTAATAGCAACACCCTCACCATCGGCCCCTTTCCTGCCGGCATGCTGGGCCAGACCGTGACGCTGGCGCTAACCGAAGCCTGGATGGATGCCTCCGGGAACTGGCACGAGGGACGTCCATCGAACCGCATCACCACCACGGCGGTGCTGGCCGCGCCGAACAACTACCTGACGATTGCCATGTCGCGGCCGATGTCGCTCAAGGACCCCTCCAAGAGACGGCTGCTCGTCTACCGCACCAAGGGCTCCTCGACCGACACAAACCTGTACCTCTCCGTGGACGCTTTCGGGACTTTCTACGATGACACCTTTCTGGGCAACGGCGAGGTGCTCTACTCTGACACGCGCCCTGCGCAGGACGGGGCCCCATCGTGCCGCCACCTTTCCACCTACGAGAACCGCCTCATCGCCGCGAGCTGTGATGACCCCAGCCAGGTGTGGGCCTCGCAACTCATCGACCGGGGGTATGGCATCTCCTGGAACCTGACTTCTGCTAACTTCCGGGTTATCGTGCCCCCGCGCGCTGGGCGCGTGGTGGGCTCCGTGGAGATGGACGGCAAGCTCGTCGTGCTGGGCGAGGAGCAGGTCGGGTACGTCCTCGGTTCCGGGCCCGACGCTTCTGGCGTCGGGAACTTCTCCAACTTCGAGACCGTCGTTGCCGACCAGGGTGCGGACTGGAACTCTCCGCGCGCCATCGGCCAGGGAGGCGACGGGGTGTGGTTCTACACTGCTCGCGGCCTCCGGTGCCTCGGGCGCTCGAACGAGCTGCTGCGTGACGACGAGGGTGCGCTCCTCGGCGGGAAGCTGGACTCTCTGCTCGTCGTCGGGGCCGGTGTCACCTACGTCCAGACCAGCAGCAACCAACTCATCCGCTTCTTCAACAACGGCTATTGCTTCGTCTACGACACGCAGTGGAAGCAGTGGAGCCGCTTCACCGCCCATGCCGCCGAGGATGCGGTCTACGCCTGGGCGCTCGACCAGTTCTGGCACGTCACTTCCAGCTTCGGCCTCTACTACAGCGAGACCGCTTTCGTTGACTACTCTGGCGACATCCCCTGCGCCGTGCAGCTCCCGCAGCTTCAGTTCGGGGGACTTCAGGGCTTCCAGCGGGTCCAGAAGATGTTCGCCATTTTCGACACCCTTCCCGACACCGTGAGCGTGGACTGCGCTTACAACTTCGGGGCGCTCGTGAACGAGGCTTCTGGGACTCCGCCGCAGCAGTTCCGACATGACTTCAAGACGCAGAAGTGCGAGGCTCTCTCCGTTCGCATTTCCTGGAACGCTGCGGCGGCACGTCCGCGCCTCTCCGCAGTAACCCTTCAAATCGGGCTCAAGAATGGCCCCTTCCGTATCGGCTCCGGAGGTACTTTCTAATGCCACTCCCTGACGGATACGGGGCTCAGCTTCCGCTCGACCAGGGCCAGAACCGGCCCCAGACCGGGAGCGGCCCTCAGCGGTACTTCAGCCAGCAAGACGCTGACACAAACTACTGGAGCAACTACTTCCAGAACCAGGGCCTGGCGCCGATGCCGGGCTACGACACGACCGCCGCCGATGCCGCACGCCAGCAGCAAATGCAGGTCATGCAGCAGCTTCAGGGGCTCGCGGCCGGGGACCGGAACTCCCAGGCTCAGCAGGAACTCCGAGCCTCCTACGGCCAGGCCGGTCAGGCCCAGAGCGCCCTCGCGTCCTCGCAGCGGGGGGTGAACGCGGGTGCGCAGGCCCAGCAGGCTCAGGAAGGCCAGGGGCAGGTCCAGACCGGCCTCGCCGGTCAGCAGGCCCTGCTCCAGCAGCAGCAGCAACTCGCCGCCCAGCAGATGCTGGCCCAGCAGCTCGGGCTCATGCAGAACCAAGACCTCTCGCAGGCGCAGACCGGGGCCGGTGCCAGCCTCCAGGCTCAGGCCCTCCAGCAGGCCATGCAGCAGTTCATGGCGGGTCAGGGCGCGCAGTATTCGATGGGCCAGACCGACATCCAGAACCAGCTCAACAACGCGAACTTCAACCAGGGAGTCATCAATAACGGCTACATCGGGCAGGCCGGGAACATGGCCATGGGCGCGGCCGGTGGGGCGCTTGGGACGCTGATGCAGCTCCCCGGCGCTCCTTCCCCGGCCGCGACCATGCCGCAACTCCCGTACGGGTACGTGAGTGGTGGCGCTTCTGAAGGCGGCGGTAGCAGCCCCGGTGAATGGGCCTCGTGGCCCGGAGGTGGACCGTAATGCCAGGCGAAGGACTTGTAGGCGGAACCGCTGGCGCTATCCAGGGGATGCAGGGCGCCATCGACACCATCCAGCATCCCACACTGCTCGACCCCCGGTGGCAGGGTGTCTTTCGCGCTGGCGCCAGCCAGGCGCCGAACGCCAACCCCTACAACGCCGGCATGGGGGCGCAGACCATCCCCGCGCAGCAGGCCCTGTTCCAGCAGATGCAGGCCACCGCTCAGCAGCCCTCCGTCTCGGGGATGCTCGGGCAGCAGGCGCAGGGGCAGATGCTGCGGCAGGCGCTCGCTGCGAGCCCTGGTGCCGGCCGCCCCGTGGCCGCGCAGGCGGCGGTGGGCCAGCAGCAGCTCGCCAACCAGACCGGCCTCCAGCGGCTTCAGGAGCAGATGGCCGCCAGCCAGAACCAGGGCGCGCTCGCTGGCCAGATGAGGCAGGGAGGGCTCCAGAACGCTGCTCAGCAGGTGCAGGCCGGGCTCCAGCAGCGCCAGACCGACGACGCGGCGACCCGCTTCTACGCCTCGCAGGGCTCGAACTACGCCCTCGCGCAGCAGATGCAGGACGCCAAGAACAAGGCCCTCATGCAGGCGTACCTGAACATGGCGCAGAATGGCTCGCTGAACGCGCTTCAGGGCGGCCTGTCCCTCTTCGCCAGCATGTTCGGAGGTAAGTAATGGGAAGCGGCAAGCTGGACGACAACGAGCTGGACCTGGAGACCGCTGGCGGGTACGTTCCGCCCAAGAGGTCCACGCTCATCGTGGATACCGAGGGCGGTCAGGCCCCCATCCGCCAGGGCGACATGTCCGATGCGCAGTTCGCCGCGCTCACCAAGCAGACCGCCGAGGCGGGCAAGCTCGTGGCGGTCGAGCACCCTGACGGCTCGCGGACTGACGGCAAGAGCCTGGTCGAGAGCTTCGGCAAGGGGCGGCCCATCATCGGGCCGGACGGCTCGCTGGTGAAAACTGGTACCAGCTTCGGGCTCCAGATTCCGACCGCGCAGAACCCTTTTCCGGGGCAGGGGGTGGC